CGCGGCCGACGAGATGGTCGTGCTCGATATGCCGTGGATATCCGACCGCGACGAACAGTTGTTCTCTCGTATCCACCGGGTATCGAGAGTCCACAACGTGGAGATATACCGGCTAGTCTCCACGGGTACGATCGACGCTATGATCGCCGGATTGAATGACGAGCAGCGAGCCGTCGTAGCGAAGGCAAGTCCGCGCCGCCTCAGCGAGATGATTAAGGAGAAGTAATGGCCATCAATCCTATTCACGTCAGCGGAACTCCGGAGAATAACTCTGTAGTAGCAGTCAACGTGCGGATATACTACCCGGCTGGTACTCCTGATGAAGACATCTTTGATGACGTTAACAGAGCACTAGGCGAAAGCCAGCGAATAGTCGGTGCTTACATGATGCTCAGCGACGGCTTCGGCCACCTCGTTCCCGACGACAAGCCGATCGCGTGACGTCGGACGAGAAGCGCCTGGAGAAGTACCGGCGCTACAACCAGAGTGCTAAAGGCCGGGCACGGGACAAGCGCTACGAACAGAAGCACCCCGAACGTAAGGAAAGATGGGAGGCAGCCCGAAATGCCATCAGACCCCGATCCGGCTGGTAAGACAGACAAGGAGCTAGATGATGCCTGGTACGAAGCCTTCGCCGACCAAGTCCACGCCTTCGGAAAGAGCTGGCCGGACCCCCTCACGGACGCCGAGGGGAAAGCCTGCGTCGCCTACGCCGACTCCAAAGTCCGCCGCCCTGCCGGCGAACAATGGGACCAAGCCAAAGACGACTCCTAAGCGGGCCTGGCGGCTTCACCCGTACACGATCGAGATAGTCTACAAGACTAGCCCAGACGCGGCTAAGTCGTGGAAGCGGAAGACAACTGTCCGCGCCACGGCTTCGAATAAGGCCCTGATCATGGCGGGCTTCGAAATTGGCCGTGACGTAGACATAGACGACATCCACATAGTGTCGGTGACGGTCGATGCCACGCACATCTAACCGGGCCGAGATCCCGGCCCGCGCTAACGTCACGGGAATCCGGACAGATCTGATGGTCAAGTTCGGCTACTCGTACGAAGCCGCCAACGACGTCATCTACCACACTGTCCACAACGAGACTGGCAATGCAAGTGAGTGGAAGACTCCGCACGCGGAAGGGTTCATTACCCTGCGCTACCACGGCCTGTCGCGATTTACGCTAGAAGATCATACGGAAAAACCCGATAAGCCTCTAGCCATCCGGTCGCTGCCGGGGTATAATCGGGGGAGTAAGGGACTTCCTGCCCGAGGGACAGGTATCACCAGCACACGAAGGGACGCTCCTATGCCACCTGCGAGAGGCCGTAGGGCGGCCACTGCGCCGCCACCGCCCGCCGAGCCTGAGAACAACGGCGAGGTTGACTTCCAGAAGTATCTCGACAAGGACCTGTCGCCAACGATGGCCGACTACGTGGAGTGGTTCGAGGACAACGTCGCGGCGCTTGAAGAAGTGCCAGTCGACAAGCTGCTCGCGCTCGGCTCGTCCCTGTACCCCCACTTCCAGAAGTCCGACTTCAACATCGAGCGCCGCGAGGCCCGCAAGACCTCGCGCCAGCCCGAACCGGAGCCTGAGCCGGCCAAGCCTGCCCGCGCGGGTCGTGGCCGCCGCGCCGCCGCGCCGGAACCGGAGCCAGAGCCAGAGCCCGCGCCGGCACCGGCCGCCAAGCGCGGTCGCGGCCGTCCCGCCAGGGCCGCAGCCGCCGAGGCTCCTTACTAACCCAAACCCCTAGCCCGGTGTGCTCCGATCTCAGTCTCAGAACGCCGGGCTAGGCCCCCGTCCCAGGCGGTCAGCCCCGCCCCCCCCGTAGGTCAGCTGACCGCCTGGGACCCACCTTCCGCTACTCCCGCCAGGAGATGCCGGTGTCTAGCCTACCTATTCTGCGAACGTCAGAGCGATCAGCTTTCAAGCGATGCGCCTTTCGCTGGTGGCTTGAATACCGACACGGCTACCGACCGCGAACCAGGGAAGCGGATGCTTTGTGGTTCGGGATAGGCATACACGAAGCCCTCGCCGCTTGGTACTTGAAAGGCTTGCGGCGCGGTCCGCATCCGGCCGAGACCTGGGAAGCCTGGACGGCCGAGGAAATTGCTTTTGCTAAGACTTACCTTGATGATACGTTCGATGAGCCGGTATGGGTTGACGCGGTAGAACTCGGCACCGCGATGCTTGAAGAGTACGTTGAGTACTACGGCCGAGATGAACAGTGGAGTATCATCGCCACTGAGCAGCCGTTCCGCGTCCGCATTACCCGCGAGGGAACCCCAGTTGCCTACTTCGCTTCGCGGTGGGATGGCGTAGCCCGTGATGAGGGCGACGGGAAGATCTACCTGCTAGAGCACAAGACTGCGAGCCAGATCATTACGGCGTACCTGGAGCTAGACGATCAGGGCGGTTCCTACTGGGCGGTTGCGTCCCAGCTTCTCCGTGCCAAGAAAATCCTCAAGCCAAATGAACAGATCTCCGGCATCATCTACAACTTCCTCCGGAAGTCTCTGCCTGACGACCGGCCGCAGGATGCTGAGGGCAATTACCTTAACAAGGACAACTCCATTTCTAAGCGACAGCCGCCGGAGCCTTTTGTCCGGGTGTTGGTCGAACGCTCTCCAAAAGAACAACGCCATCAGCTAGAGCGTATCGCTGATGAGGTCACAGTGATGGATGCCGCGCGCAGCGGCTTGATCCCAATCACGAAGACGCCGACCAAAGACTGTCCGCGCTGTCCATTCTGGATTCCCTGCGGACTTCACGAACGTGGGAGTGATGCTTATCAGACCGTACTGAAGAACAACTTCATACAGATCGATCCATACCAAGACATGAGAAAGGCTGCGTGATGCCACCAACACGAGGGCTGCGAGGCGCAAGGCCGGGAGCCCAAAGACAATCAGCAAAGCAATCAAGGGAAGCGCCGCTCTCTATGATGGAAGCGGACGTTGAGATCGTAACCGAAGATCTGTCAGAGTCCGGGCAGACGGCTCCGGTCAACATCCTTATCCACGGGCCGTCCGGACACGGCAAGACTCTTCTAGCGGGTGGCGCGGCCGACGGCTCCCGGCCGGTGACGTTCCTGTCTACTGAAACGGAAGGAGTCGCATCCGCGCGAGCCGTGGGAAGTCAGGCGGCTCTATGGCGCTGTCCCTCCTGGGAGCACGCCGTCGCCGGTGTGAAGAAGGCAGAGCTGGAATTCACGATCGACGACTGGATGGTTGTCGACTCGGGGACCAAGATGCAGGAGATGTATATGCGCTGGATTCTTCAGCGCGAGAATGACATCAACCCGCAGCGTGACCTCGACATCCCAGCGATCCAGAACCACCAGAAGTACCAGAACGGTTTTAAGCGCTGGACCGACCGGCTCATCGACGGCCGGTTCAACGTCATCTTCATCACGACGAGTATGACGGCCGACGACGCCGAGGGTGAAGAGCGGATAATACCACACCTGCTAGGCAAGAAAGGCGAGATCTCTGACTATGTCAGTTCTCAGTTCTCGGTCGCCCTGTACTATAGTGTGGCGCGCGAGTCCCGTGAGATGCGTGGGCCGATTCTCCGCCGTGCTCTTGCTCAGCCGTACCCTCCCTGGTACGCCAAGGACCGTTATATGGCCCTCGGGCGGTACTGGGACGTGGAGGATGGCGACTACTTCGCCATGTCGCGGATGATCGAGGCAATCAACAAGGCGAGGGGAGCCGCAAATGCCGGCGAGGAAGTCACAACCCCAGCCCGGCGCTCCGTCCCTCGACAAGCTCGCCGATCCCGAAACCCAGTCTAAGGAGTGGCTACACAAACACATTCTCAAACGACACCCCGGAGTCCGGTTCGTAACCTGGGGAGACCATGACGCCAACCACCGCCTATTCCAAGACTACCTAGATCACACTCACGAAGAAAGGGACTAGCATGGTACGCATTCGACAGGAAGATGTCGAAGACCTTGACGTCGATGAACTCGACGCACTCGAATACTCCACCGAAACCTTCGACACCTACGACGGTGAGGTGCCTCCCAAGGATCTCGAACTGACCGGCTACGTCAAGAAGATGTGGTGGACCCGTTCCCAGAACAACGACCCAATGCTCAAGATCCTCTGGGTCGCGGCCGAGAACGATGGCGACAACGACGAGTACAACGACTGCCCCTTCTGGCTCAACTTCGCCCTGAACGGCGGCTCCAAGTTCCGGTGGGCACCGTTCCTCGACACCTACGGGATCACGCTCCGACAGATCAAGAAGCGCGAGATCGACCTGGCCGACAAGGACGACCAGAACGGCGCGCCCATCAACAAGATCGGCACCTTCCGTCCGGGCGAGGACAACGATGAGGCCTGGTGCCGCATCGTGACTGGCAGCGAGCGCTACAACGGCGAGCCGAAGCCGGCCATCGCATCCTGGCTCCCCTACGACGCCGAGGATGAGGAGCCCGACGACGAGCCAGACGACGCCGAAGACGATTACGAGGACGAGCCAGAGCCGGAACCGGAACCGGAGCCCGCGCCCGCTCGCGGCAAAGGTCGTGCATCGAGCCGTACGCCCGCTAGGACGGCCGAAACCCCGCCCGCCCGTAGGGGAGCCCGCGCCGCCCCCGCAAAGGCTGAGCAGCCCGCTCCGGCCCGTGCAGCGAGGGGTACCCGACCGGCGGCAAAAGCCGCGGCACCCGCCAAAGCGGCAGCTCCAGCTCGTGGCCGAGGACGCGGCCGGGCGGCGCAGGCCGGATACGACGACGAACCACCGTTTTAATCCCATCGCAAGAAACCTAGCGCTAGAGGTCAGGCGGCTCCGTGAGGAGACTCGACAGAGTTTCCTCCGGGCCGTCTGGTCCGGGAAGTGGACATGATGAGTTACCAAGATGACAGTATCGACTGGCAAATCATCCATTACGTAGACAACTGGCTCGACGACGAGATACCAAAGCATTACCGGGACCAGCCACTAGCACAGGACTGGGCGCGGATCTCTAAGGTGATCGAGGAACTTGGTGAAGCAGTAAGCGCAATGATCGGCGCGACCGGCCAAAATCCCCGTAAGGGAATTACCCATCACGGAGACGATATTCTGAACGAACTCGCGGATGTCGTGATGACTGGAATCCTCGCCATCAATCACTTCACCAAAGACACGAACATGACACGAGACGTACTGCGCAAGAAGCAGGAGTTCATCTACCGGCGAATGATGTATCTGGAAGAGAAGAAATGAGCGTAGCCATACTTGGCTGCGGACCGTCCGGATTGGCGGCGGCTCTCGCTGCCGTCAACTCCG